GTTGCGGAACCTGGTGCAACTCTAATTACTTTTTTGTACTCTGGTTTTGTAGGGTAGTACTCATCTTGTCCTGGAGTACGGGTGCTAACAAAGTCTCTGTTTCTAGATTCACCGGTACGGCCGGTTTTTCTAACGCGGAATGAACGACCGGTAGAGCGACGTCCTCTAGCCATTGCTTCTGCCATACCAATTCGTTCAGCGTCAGCTTCTGGGCCTTCTTCATAAGGCATACCTTGTTCATCAACAGGAGTGAACGCTGGGTTTGGAACCATGGTGTGAGGCAATGGTTCGTTGGCCTCTGCACGTGCTGCGGCTTCTTGCCCTACAGGAGAAGCAGCAAAATCTGCGTCTTTAACCCTACCGCTAGTGGCTCTTGCGCGTGCGGCTGTTTCTGCGTCATTGCGTGCCTGTAAGTATTCAGCAGTCATTCGAAATTGCTGGCTACCAAAAATTGAAGGGATTGCGAATCCTTCTTCAGGAAATGCTGCTGGGCGTGGGGCAACACGAGGATTGGCAAGCTCTGTCAAAGTTACATCAGCATTGCGAGGATCTTTCATTTCATTGCCACTTGCGTCAATTTTAGGAACTACACGAGTTGTTTCGCGTGACGCAGCATCTGCTTCCTCTGCAGGCATTGTTCCTGAAGTACGGGCGGAGCTATCTCGGGTTGTGAACGAGCCAACCATTTGAGTTACGTCGTCGCCTGTTTGAGTAGAAAGCACACCTTGCATGCTTCCTTGTTGCAAAGCTCCTCTAAGTTCTGGAGAGGTACGAGCTTGTTCAACGGTAAGGTCTGCCCCAGAACTTCTTGGTCCTGCTGGGCGTGCACCAACACTACTCATTGCGTTTTGAATGGCTAAATCAACGTTGCCAATTAGAGCCCTTGTTGCGTTATCTTCGTTAACTTCAACGACACCTGGGGTTTGGTTGTATCCTTTTCTACCTCTAAAACGACGACCTAGGATTAACCCGCCACCAAGGCTGCGTCCTGGGGTTCCTGGCTTTCTGTCCATAACAATTTCTTCTGGAGTACGTGTAGTCGCTGATCTGCGGGGGTCAGTGTCATTATAAATTGGGGACGTTAAACGGGGGCCAAGTTCCCCTTCTGCAAGTGGCGTACCGCCTACAGCAAAGGCTGCACCACGCCTGTTTGAATCCATTTTTCCTTGCGCAGCTTCGTCAGAAACATCAAGAGTGTCTACGTAACTTTGAGCAACTTGTCCTCTTCTTGAAAAGATTGAACGACGAGGAGTTCTCCCTGGACGAGGTGTTGTACTACGCAAGTCTGCAGGCAAAGTTGTTTGATCGTCAAGACCGCCTTCAGCGCCAGCTGCAAGTCTTTGATCAGCTAATTTAGCAACACGCTCTTCAGGGGATAAATATGCGTATGTTTCTTTATCAGGACCACCTAATGGTGCACCCTCTTCTGGGGTGTAACCACGGATGGTTGTAGGGTCAAAAGTCTCTGTTTGAACGTTTTCCCCTGTGTTTTCAAGGTCCGAAAATTCAGTGGTGTCAGCAATGCGAGCTTCACCGGTGTCCGCACTAGTGATGTCTGTTGGGTCTACCGCAACTTCTCGGGCTTCGGCAGTGTCATCTTCATTAGCAACTTTTTCGTCAAGCTTGTAACGACGAGCAATAATTTCTGAGCGAGCTTCTTCCATGCTTAAGCTTGGATCGTCGTATATTAAGTCACGAGCTTCAGCATCAATTTGAATTTTTAATTGACGATCTGCTTTAGCTTGCGTCTTAGTTCTTTTTGCTTTGGGTTCTGACTTTTCCGCAGCCGGTGTTGGGTTTTTAGTGTTTTCTCTGTTGTTACCAGATTTGATAACTTTAGGGGTCTTTTTTGCCATTAGAAACCTCGCATAGTTGTAGCAGCTCTATCAAATATTACCACTTTTAAAGAAGTACTATCGGGCGACTGGTCTGAATGTAATAGCTGAGATTGTTTCTCCGTTATCACCTTTAATGTCATCAAAGCCGATTACAAACAAGAGGTCAATGCCTCTTGGTGCAACAAACCCTCTAGCAATAGCACAAGCTTTAGAAGCTTGGTTTACAGCACTTGCGCCAATTGCGCGAATCTTGGGTGACTGTCCTGCTACAACCGAGCGGGCAACAATAGACCCAACGCTTTGTGGGTTACTTGTGCCGGATACTTTTACGATGTCTTCAATTTGTTCTTCGTCTGACATGGGGGGTGTCTCCATCTACTTTATGTACGGGTAATGCAACATGCACTGTGGTACATAAGTTTAGAAGTAACCAGCCTCATTAAGTAATTGAACCAAATCAGATAACCTAAGCACAGCGTAGGAATCACCCACGGCTTTTTCACCCTTACCTGGGCGTTTAACAACCAAAGCGGGAACTGCACCACCTAAATTGTCTGCTTGCTCAATAGTGGCGTTTAACCATTGGCTAAGGGCAAACGCCTTTTGGTTTTTACATTGTACAGCAACTTGACGATTTGCTTTATTCCTAATGCCATTGATGTCCCCAGTGTCCCCCCCGCCTTTAAGGACGGTTCGGTGTGCTACCGGGAAACCATTGTCGTTTAGGTATTGACGAATTAGGGTTTCAAAGGAAGTTCCCTTTTGTTTTGCTTTATTCGCCATTTTTAATGGCTTCTCGGATTTCAATTAATAATGCTTTAATTTCTTTAAGAGTCTGGTTTACATCACTAATAGGGCCAATTGACGCACGAGCGTTAGCGTCTTGACGCCTGCGTTCGTTTTCTATTTGAGCGTTTTTAGCGCCAACTTCATGCCATGTTGTCATTTTATGCTCCAAACCGTGATGTACGTTGTTCTTTACCGTTTAAACCAATTCTACGACTTAGCTCTCGTGAAAGCAATTGTGCTCCACGTTCGCAGGATTCAAACATAGTCTCTACTAGCTTTCGGTAAGCCTTTGAGATTTGGTTTTTTTCTTGCTGTGCAACAACCTTGGGGTCAATGTCTCGTCGTGCTTTGGCCAGGGTTACTAAGTCCCCTTTGGCGCTAATACCCCATTGGTCAATCAACGCAGTAGCTTCAATTACTCGGCTTTTATGAATGCCAGATTCTTCTTCAATTTCTGCTTTTACAAGCTCCGCTTTGCTGTAGGAAACCCAAGCCATGAACTGAGAGTACAGTTCCATTAGCTCCCGGTCGCTCATATCATCAAGATTGCGGGGAATAGAGGGTGCGGATTCCCCAGGACGACTAGGGAGTACAAACTTGGAATTAAACCTAACAATTGCTGGGTTCTCCTCCGTAGGAACGCTAGATATGATTCGGGTCATTTCCAACACACTTTCTTGTACGGGCAAAACTTGCATCCTGAACAAGAACTAACTGTTGCCCAAGATGGGCGATCTGGAGTTGTCTCATTATCAAGATGCTCAATTACTGTTTTGCAATTTTCTAGGATGGGTTCCATAATGTCAGGGTTGTATTTAACTACAAACTCTTTTACCTCTTGCGTGGGCTTCCACTCATAGATAAAAACCATGGTGTCAATGCCAGTGCAGTACATGTAGATGTTGCCTTGGCGAATATGGGAAGCAAATGGTGTTTTGATTTCTTTCCATACTTTGTCAATTGTAAGTTCACCCTTGCTGTAGTCCATAAACAAAGAGGGTTTTTCAAACCGAACTGTACCAATACCTACGCTCTTGATCTCGATGAGTGCTGCGCCGTCTTTATCGCATATCTCTCCATCCGCGTGCCCGAGTATCCGGTGTTCATCATTAGATAGAGGAACCTCGCCGTACTTAATCCGATCAGACTTACAACTAACACAAGCAGTAGGGGAGACACCAACCCAAACAACGCCACACGCTTTGCAATTCCATACCCCCGAGAGGATTCCTGCTTTCCATAACCACGTCTGCCATTTAGCATGAATAGAGTTCCCTTCAGCAAAAATGTTTAGACGACCAAAAGCAACTGATTCGTCTGATCCTGGAACATCAGTAATCTTGTATACAGCGGCCCGAGCACACCAATCTTTTTTAGATAGCTCACTTGGATGGAGATGCTTGGTATCTCTATGTGAGTTTTTTGATGCTGCTTCTCTAGCAGCTACTTGTTCTACAATAGGAAGCAACCGACCTTTTGCACGCATCATAGTTTTATAGTCTTGCATGTTCCATGGTGTATCAGTCACGTGTTGCCTCCAAGTAGTCGTCAATGTATTGAATCCCTAAATGTACAGGCATTTTTGTTCCTTGTTGAATAATTTTGTACAAATTTTTAGCAATAGTTTGCCAGTCAACATCAGATTTTTTAAAATCATTAGTGCCATCTAGCATTCCTGCGCAATAATAATCGTATTTGTCCATTATTCTCCAATAATCATTTGGAAGTCTGCTTCATTAAGAATGACGTAATTACGCCCGCCAAGGTCGAACTGAAGCACAGGAAGACGATCTTCAAGTACAGCACGTTGCGTTAACTCCTGTAGTTCCTTGGACTTAATTGAGTAAGACTTTTCATTGTATGTCAATTTGTTTTCTATAAGCATGTCATGGGTGCGCACGTCATTCTTACGCATCCACCCAGAACCTGATCCTGCGTTACGACTTCCATTGTAAGCCTTAGCAGAACGTAATTCCTGCTTTTTAGAAGCTTTCATTATTTGTCGTTGTTTATCTTTGGGGTCTTCACGACCAAGAATCATAGAAACTTCTCTGTAGCTTTCTGCTTAAGTGCTGCCTGCAAATCTAGGTCTTCGCGTACGGCTTGTAGCAAAGCATCTTTACCTTGCCATTTTTGGCCATCATAGTTGTAGTAAGCACCACCACGAGTAATAACTTCTGTAGCAATACAAATGTTGACAACATCTTTAATAGTGTCAAAATCCCCAAGAGCAAAACCATTTGAGTCAGTAAAATAAAAATCAACCTGTGCAACTTGCTGTGGCTTGTATGTCTTGTTTTTCATGGTGCGACCACGAATGGTTTGGCCTACTGCTTCGTCTTTTTCTTTAATCCACTCATCACGTTTTACTTCAACGCGACAGAAATAATGAAAGTTTTTAGCTTTGCCACCTGGGGTAGTGCGGGGGTCGCCGTACATGACGCCAATCTTTTCACGCCATTGATTAATAATAAGGCCAGTGCACCCACGGTCTTCGTTAACCATAGATCGCTTTTGTGCTTTGGATGACTTACGAAAAAACTTGCCCGTAAGGCGGGCGCCAAGACCCATTTGAAATTCTGCCATTGTTTTTTCATCTTCATCACCAGGCACAAGTGCTGGCAAAGAATCAAGAACAATACAATCAACAGCACGGTTTTGCATAGTTCTAATGATCAAATCGTATGCGTGTTCCATGATGTTGGTTTCAACAACCCACAGTCGCTCTAGATCAACCCCAATTGCTGCAGCATACTCTGGAACAAACTCTTCTGCCGCAACCCACATAGCAATCCAGTCAGGATCTAAAGCTTGGTTGGCCGCAATAGTTTTATAAGCAATTGCAGTCTTACCGGATGATTCATCCCCAATGATTTCAGACCACTGATTCATAGGCCAGCCACCACCAAGCATTAAGTCATAGGCAAGGATGCCAGTTGTAATGCGGGGAAGTTCTTCTTTTACACGGTTACCTTGTACAACAATGTCTTCGCCGTACTTCTTGTTAATGGATGCAATAATAGACGCAAGCGTCTCATGCTCTTCGGTTTTCAATTTGTTCTCCTCGTTATGCTGACCAAGAAATTTGGTCTGCCTGTTCGTACATACCATTCCACCCACATGAAAAACATCGTGGTGCTGGGGCGTTACCATTAACTGTTGTACCACTTCTACCTGTTCTAGAGAAGACTAGCCCGCTTCCGCATGATGGGCAACTAGAGTTACCATCACGTCTGTGGGCTTCTCCGCCTTTCCATAAACGGATTGCGTCACTCATGCCAATTTGATCTGTTGCAGATCGGCCTTCATCAAGCACTTGTTGCTGGGCAACATCTTGACTATGCAAGGGGGTAACAGCCATGGTGTTTTGCCGTATACCAATTGGTGGTGTAGAAACTGGGGTGTTAAAAGTACGAGCAGGGGCTGCTGGAGCGTTACCTGTAAGTTTACGTGACCACCAATCACTCATCGTCTTCCTCCTCATCATCTTCACTGTCGGTTCTAAACGACAATAAGTTTAGTAATGCTTCTCTGTTTAATTCTGAAACTGGGGCATGCGTGGTTTCTGGAAGTTCAAGTAATTCATTGTCTACCAGGTGGGATATTAAAGACATGCCAAAGGACATCAACACGTTTTGGGTGCTTTCTAATTCGTCGTCATCTAAATCATTGTGCACTTTAACAACTTCTAGCATCCAATCAGAGCATTGTTTTACATTGTCAAAAATGCCTAAACCGGTAAGGATGACCCATTTACTAATAGTGTCTACTATTTCGCTTTCCTGCACTTCTGCAGAAGGAACAGCAAACCCTGCGTTTGAAGCAATCTTTTGACCTTCCATAATAGATAGGGATAAATAAAAATTGCGTTTGTCTATTGGGCTCATTGCCATAGTGCTAACCTTTCGCCTCAGACCAACTACCTGCTGAGTCACACGATACCTTTAATGGTATACCTTCGTAAACGACCCCATCACCCATTGATGACATAAGCAAGGGCATAAACTCATCTACGTCTGAATCCTTTACGAGTACAACTAATTCGTCGTGTACTTGCACAAGCATTTTTGCCCCTTTTGGTGTTAGGTCATCATACACATCAATCATTGCTTTTTTGCAAATGTCTGCTGCAGAACCTTGAACAACTGCATTTACCGCTTGTCGTTCTGCACGGGAACGTAAAGTGTTGTCTGATGCAGATAGGTCAGGCAAATGGCGTCTACGGCCAGAAATTGTCTGCACATAACCCTTGCGCCTACCCTCTGCAATGACATCTTGCTTCCATTTTGTAATGCCAGAGAACTGTCTGTAATACTGATCAATCACAAATCGGGCATGTTCTTCGTCAATACCAGTAGTCCTGGCTAGCTTCTGTGACCCCCCACCGTAGGCAGTCAGGAAGTTGACGCCTTTGCCAAGCTGCCTCTCTTCTGAGGTAACTTCCTCTATTGGCTTGCCTAGGACCAGCGCCGCAGCACCCGAGTGGATGTCCGATCCCGTCAAGAAGAATTCGCTCATTTTGGGATCATGAGAAAACATGCACATAACACGAAGCTCAATTTGGTCGTAGTCAGCAACAAGTAGTTGGTAACCCTCGGGGGCAACAAACAGGCTTCGTACGCTGCTCTCTCGTGGAATGTTTTGAAGATTAGGGTTGCTTGAAGACAATCTTCCAGTTGCGGTTCTGTGCAAGTGAAAAGAGGGGTGAAGCCCACCGTGATGAAGTTTGGGGAGCAACCCGTCAACGTAAGTTGACACGAGCTTTTTAGTTTCAGACCACTCAATCATCATTGGAACAATTGGATGTTTGCTTTCAAGATTGTGAAGACTTTCCTCATCTACTGAAGCAGTACCCTTAGGGGTTGTCTTGGTTGGCTTTAGACCTAACCCACCCTCACGCTTCTTGTTAAACAGTAATTGTTGTTTGTGTTTAACGCTATCCGGGTTGAAACCAGGAGGGGCGTAGTCCATCATGCCAAGCAGAAGCTCACTAAGGCGTATTTCTAGTTGCTTTCCAAGAGCAACCATTGCTCTGTGATTAACAGGAATCCCAGTGTCTTCCATCTCCATTAGTACATGAAGCACTCGCATATCTTGCCTTAGGCAGGAGAGTAGCTCAGGTACAGAAGAGATCTTGCGCCATAGTGTCTTGTAAAGCAACCATGTCCAACGAACATCTAGGTGCACATACTTTGTGGCTTTTGAAAATGGCACATCCATAATGATTGCGCCAAGCTTCCCATCTGCATGATAAGCGTTGTGCCCCTCAAAGTTATGAGAGATGATATGGGTCAAGCTGTACTCAGAAAGGTTCTCATTGACTATGTGCTGCATAATCATTGTGTCTAAGAAAGGCTCTGCGGGCAATTTACCGTCAAAGTATTTTCTGACAGACCGTGCGTCAAACTTTACGTTGTGGCCAATCTTAACAATGTCGCTAAAGAACAAAGGTTTAAGGACGTCAAAAACCTCTGCGCAAGTTAGCTGACTTGGTGGGTCGCTGAATACTGCAGGTTTAAAGTACCTTGACTTAGCCATGGACTCTTTTCCACTGGCCGTAAATTTCCTGTAGCCCTCCGGTGGGATAGTTGTACCATCACCACGTTCTTCGGGAATGATGATTTCACCATTTGGGTGCCCCATAGGGATAGCCCAAGATTTACCCTCTGTAGCAATACCCAACCAAAACACGCTATTGCGCATAGGGTCAAGAGCAAGGGTGTTTCTCCACCGACCACAAACAATGTCCCTTGATCTAGCAAGGATGTCATCATTCTTTGTAGTAAGGGTGGCAACATGGCTTTGCCATTCTTTTTCAATATGTTTTAAAACGTCAGGATGCCTGTCTACGGCACCAAAGGTCTCAACGTCAAAAGCAAAAGCACCTACTCTTGTCACTTCTGCAACAATGTCGTGTAGTTCTTCTATCGTAGAGACAACGTAGGGGGCCGTTAAGCCCCCTACGTTAGACAAGTTTGTCTCCAACTTCAGCTATCCAGGTCGTCAAGAACGATCTGCTGAAGATCCTTGCGTGAAGGAATCTGAATAATCTCAGGACCGTAAGCTTTTGACTTAAGAAGCTTAAAGGTCTCTGTTGTTAACTGGTCAATGTTCCATTCCTCAAGGTCACGCTCTTTAACCAACTGATGATTGGTGGCTGAGGTGGCACCCTTGCCTGAACGGCTAACTGCCCAAAAATGCTTGGACAATGGGCCTTGGCGTGGGTCGTTATGGAAATTCTTAAGTTGGTCAATAACTCGTGGGCCAACTTCGTAGGACTTCAAAGTGGGTTCACCATCTGAGGTCATTTGAATTACGTTGAACGCAAAGCGAGTTGAGGGGCGCATACCAGCGTCACAAAGTGGGCACCCTTTGGGGTCCGACTCGGCAATACAAGTAAATGACTTCTGCCCCGAACGCTCTACCCAGTGTTGGCGGTAAGAAGCGTAAGGCTCGTCTTCAACAAATTTAATAATTGTTGGTTCTTCGGTAACTCGTAGGCGCTGGGCAAAAGGAGAATCGGCGTGCTTGACTGTTTCAGCAGCACCCCAACCACGGCGGATTGAACTAGCCGCAGGGGCTTCGTCCGCTTCGGGCTCTTCTTCCTTGTCCTCTACTACTAACTTGAGGTTAGAAGTAGCACGCACTGGTGCTTCTTCCATGGTCTCTTCGTCATCATCATCATATCTGCTCATCATTTTTCCTTAATCGTTGGGCCATTCGTTTTTGATGTGTTGTCTGAAGCCGTCCCAGTTGGCCTTAGCTGGGTTGTCTATCTCATACCGCGACAACGCGGTAATTAGAAACTCTACCTGATTCAAAGAGTAAAGCCTACGTCCTTTTTGAACTTTTCCAGGAATTTGTGTTCCCTTGGGAGAAGTTGTCCGGTATTTAGCTTTTGGTAACCACCCGTTAAGCTCCCACTTCCGGATTGTAACCGGTCTCCTATTAAGGGCTTTTGCTAAATCCCCTACTAAAAAGAAGTGCTGCTCAACACCGTTAATTACAAAAATGGTTGGCTTTGCCCCATTTAGCCGGTCTTCGGCAATGGGTTTAAATTTCTTTGTTGTTTCTTGTCTGTTTTTAGGCGGCGTCTTTCCCGGATAATCCGGAAGGGAGTTAAAAAGATCAAGAGGGTCTTTTGACATTATTCGTCGTCGTAGCTTTTTTGATCAACTAATTTAAAAGCCCAAGTTTCACGTTCTGTGTAAAACCTTGCAACTGTGTCTTGATGCTCGGGGTGTTCCCATGAGTACCGCAAGATTAAGTCTTCATTGGTTGTTTCAACAATTTCTTTTACGGCATCCCAAATTCCAGTTTGTTTTGCCCAATCAATTGCTGAAGCTAGGTCAAAGGCTTTACCAACACGACGCTCATGCTTTAATTGCATATTGCCGGCGGCCATCCATTTGTGTCCCTTGTCGTCTGGGGTACCGTACTGGGAAACCTGGCGAACAAGTTCTTTCTTTAGTTCATCGGCACGCTTGGCAGTGCTTTCGGCAAATTCTTTTGCCTTTTTGTACTCCTCAGCAATCCGCCCAAGAAGCTCTTTTGTAGGAATGTTGGCATCTTCTCTATCTGGAAGTTTTGGTTTGTTGGTCATTTTAAACCTTTGAGTCTCGTAGGAATGTTGTTAGGCTACCTAATGTAATGTCAAAACCACCACGTACGTCGTGATGTTTTCCATCAATAAACGCTTCACTAATAGAACGTTTCTGTTCGTATTGTCGTTCCTCAATTGAACCTTGCATGACAAATGTAGCAATGGTTACGTGATCAAAAGTGGATGACAAACGAATAATTCGAGCTTCTCTTTGTTCAAGCTTTCCGCTGCTCCAAGGAAGGTCATAGGAAATAAGGTAGTTGGCCATTGGAAGGTCAACGCCGTATCCACCAGCATCTGAAGATAGGAAAAGGCGTGTGTTGGGGTCATTAGAGAATAACTGCTTAGCTTCGTCTTTTTCTTCGGCGTTCATACCACCCATGAATAAGACTGAGTTTGTTATCTTAGAAGTGGCTTTTTGGATGTAACGAAGGTTGTCTTTAAAGAAAGAAAATAAAACAACTTTGTTAATTGGATCTTCAGCCAGAACTTCTTCAATGTAATCTAAAACAGCAGACAATTTTGGAGTTTCAGATACTCCGGTTAACATGCCTTTACTATCTAGGAGGTCGGCATATGCGCTGCCTTGATCTGGCTTTGATGGGTCTCTGTATAGCAAAGCAGAATGTTTTACTAATTCTGGGTTGTCACAAAGCATTCTTAATGTTGTCAACCTAGACATAATTTGGCCTTGCGCAGCATTTGACTCTGGGTCGTTGTAATGGTTCCATAAGCTAAATGAACCACCATGACTACTCATGGCCTGTT